TGGACGATACTAATAACACACCAGATGTAATTGATAGAAACATTATGAAAGGAGCTATCTACTTACAACCAACTAAGACGGCTGAATTCATTCAAATTGATTTCAACATTTTACCAACTGGTGCAGCATTTAACGGATAATTTAGAAAACAGATATTTATAATAGAACAATAAAAATAAAAAGAAATGCCAGATATTTTAACCTTTGATAAGATGTTTTATAAGAATTTTGAACCAAAACTTGGTAACAGATTCATTATGGAAATCAATGGTATCGAATCATACATCATCAAAACAGCAAACAGACCTACTTTCACATCGGAGATAGTTGAATTAGACCATATCAACGTAAAAAGAAAGATTAAAGGAAAATCTACTTGGGATGATATCAACATCACTCTTTATGACCCAATTGTACCATCAGGTGCACAGCAAGTTATGGAGTGGGTTAGACAATCACATGAGTCATTAACAGGTAGAGACGGATACTCTGCATTCTACAAGAAGGATATTACTTTCTTCTTATTAGGACCAGTAGGAGATAAAGTTGAACAATGGACTTTGAAAGGGGCATTTATCAGTTCAGCAAACTTTGGTGAGTTGGATTGGGCATCAAATGACCCAGTTTCAATTGAGTTAACATTGGCATATGATTACGCTATCTTAGAATACTAATCTAAACAATATAAAAAGAAAGGGGATGCAGAAATGTTATCCCCTTTTTTATTTTTTTGAAAACATAATATATATAATAAACACATTAGTTATATTATGGAACAAAACATTGAACAACAAGTTACAAGAGGATTAGGTAATACACCACCTCAACAATCTAAAAAAGATTACCCATTTCCAACGGAAGTTATCAGTTTACCATCTAAAGGATTGGTATATCCTGAATCATCCCCACTATCATCAGGAGAAATCACAGTTAAACTAATGACTGCAAAAGAAGAAGATATTTTAACTTCTACAAACCTAATTAGAAAGGGTATTGTATTGGATAAATTGTTAGAATCAATTATAGTCGATAGTTCGATAAACATAAATGATTTGATTATCGGAGACAAAAATGCTATTTTGATTTCATCAAGAATATTAGCATTTGGACCTGAGTATGGTGTTACAATCAATGACCCAAATGAAAACGAACCTGTTGAAGTAAAAGTTGATATGAGTCAATTAAAGATTAAAGAAATTGACGAATCTAAGTTAAATAGAAATAATGAGTATGAATTCATTCTTCCTAAAACTAAGACTCCAATCAAATTTAAGATAATGACTCATGGTGATGAAATTGCAGTAAATAAAGATATTGAAGCAAGTGAGAAGATTACAAAACAAGGAAATGATATACAAGCTAGATATAGAAGATTAATAACAGAAATTAATGGTAATAGAGAGATTGGTTATATAAGTAATTATGTAGCAAATCAATTATTAGCAGCAGATTCGAAAGCACTTAGAAAACATATTTCTGAAATGTCACCGGATGTTGATTTGAATTTCGATTATACTTCACCTTTTACTGGCGAAACGGAGGCGTTAAAAGTCCCATTAGGGATTAACTTTTTTTACCCTGCCGACTAATTACAGTACTTTCTTACATAAAAAGTTGTTTAGTATGGTTTACTCATCCAATGGAGGTTTCAATTGGCATGATGTTTATTTTATGCCTATTAAGTTAAGAGATTTTTATTGGAATGAACTAATACAATCAAAAGAAGCCGAAGCAGATGCAATGAAATCGGCATCAAAAGGTGGTAGTTCTACCGCAAGACGTAGATAAACAATTTAATTTTATATTTATATAAGAATACAAAAAATAAAGATATGTCAAAACTTTTATTTGAAAAAAATATGTTCCAAAAATTATTGGATTTGTTTTATACAGCAAAGTCAAATGATAATGCTGACCAGTTTATTTCAAAAATTAAATATACCAATCCTGAATTGGCAGACGCATTTGGGGAAATGGATAAAGCAATTGTTAGTAGACAATTAAAATTAAAAGCAGCATTAGAAAGAAGCGGATTAGATACTTCAAAAATAGACGCTTTTCTTAAAAAATATTACAATAAATTCTAAGTTATCATAGATGGCAGAGAAAAAACCAAAAGGTGGGGGAAAACAACCGTCTAGCTACAAAGAGCTTTCAACCAGAAGAGATGCGTTAGAAAAGAAAAAAAAAGACTTTTTTGATAAGAATGACATAGAGTCGGTTGTAGAAATTGGAAAACAATTAGAAGTAGTTAATAAACTAATTGAAAAACGTAATAAGTTAAATAGAGAAACTATTTATGATTCAAAAGAATATGATGATGTATTAAAAAGTATTGGTGGTAAGATAGATAAACAAAGTCAGGGTTATAAAGAAATTGAAAAACAATTGGCTGATGTAGACGCTGCCGTTGATGGTATTGCACAACAAATATCACAAATACCAACAAGTCAAAAAGAAGTAAGGGATACGGCATTAGACGCAGCCGCAGCATACAAAAAAGGAAATGGTGAAATTCAAAATGCATTTGCTTCTTTAATAGAAAACAAAGATGCAAACATTGATATTGCAAAAATTATTCAAAAACAAATTGACCAACAAAAGGGATATATAACCGAACTTGAAGAAGCTGGTGATGTTGCAGCAAAAGTATTAGAATCCAATAAAGCAAATTTAGATGTTTTAGAAAAAACCAAAAAAGCCTATGCCGCTGCGGCAAAGGATATGAAGGCAATGGGTAAAGCCGGAGAAATGTTAAATAACACACCTTTTGGTGGAATGATAAATAAAGGTTTGGGTATAACTAAATCATTGGGTATAACAAAAGAAGGCAACGTAGGTGATTTAACTACGAGCCTAATAAAAAGTAGAGGTGCTGCGGCCGCAGGAGGTAAAGCAGCCGGTGGATTAATGAGTGGTATTGGTGCAATAGCTAGATTCGCAGGGCCAGCAGCATTAATAGCAGGTGCAGCGTATGGTATATTCAAATGGGTGGATGGAGGAGGCCCACAAAAATTATCAGCAGCATTTAAGATGATTGGTGGTGATAAATTGATGGATGAAAAATCTATTAACGATAAGGCAGCATCGTTAGAAGGAACCGAAGAATTTAGAAAAATAAATGCTAAGTATAATTACATCAAACCTTTAGAAGAAAGACAGACTAGAGAAAAAGAATTGTTTGACTACCAAAAAAGTAATACGATTGCAATGATTGAATTTGAAAATTCATTAGTTAAAGATGAATTGAGTTATCAAATTGGACTTAAAAAAGATGCAATCACATTTGGATTTAATCAGGCAATGCAAACAATGGAAGCAGAGGCTGCAAGAAGAAAGTCTTTGTTTTTGACCGGAATGACCATGTATAAAACAGCATTATCGGTTTCAGAAAGAGCATTGAATGCAATTGGTTCATCAACTGAAGCCGTATTTGAAAGTATTAAAGAAATTGGTTTACAATTAGGTGTTGGTCTTTCTGAACAAATAAAGATGGCAACATCTGCTGCAGGTCTTTCAAAAACATATGGTTCAAGTAGTGAAGATGTTTTGAAAATGACCAAAAGTTTCAAACTAATGGACAAATCATCAGCTAAAGTCGCATTTAATAATGTTGCGGGTTTAAGTGCATTTGCAAAAATGAACGATTTATCCCCTGCACAATTGTTCAAACAAATGGCAGATGCATCGGAAGAAGTTATGAAATATAGTAATATGACGACTTCACAATATGCAAGTCAGGCAGTATTACTATCCAACATGAATAGTTCTATGAAGGATATGGCAGCTGCATCTGGAACAATGGTACTTAATTATAAAGATAGTATCAAATCCGAAATGAGTTTGTCAGCAATGTTGGGTAAAAATGTAAATCTATCGGAAGTTAGGGCAAGATTGATGTCAGGAGATATGGCAGGTGGAGCATCTGCATTAAAATCCGCATTAGGTGGAATGGATATTGGTTCAATGAATGCATTCCAAAAGCAAGAATTATCAAAAGCTACTGGAATGGGTGTTGAACAATTAATGTCATTAACTCAATCAAAAGGTGGTGGTGTAAAAGGAACATTAGAAGAAAGAGCAGGATTGAAAACAGGTGCAGATATTGCAAAGGGTGCATTAAAAATGGACATATCATTAGCAGGGCAGAGATTAGGAATGGAGCAGGCTCAAAGAAAACAAATGATGAAATTTGAGCAAAGAGAGAGATTGATTATGTTACAACTTGAACAGGCTCAAAAATTGAAAATGTTGGAAGTTGAGGCGTATTTTAGAGTTAAATATACTAAGGAATTGGAGATGAGTCATGAAAAACAAATGGCAGCTGCAAAACACTTAGAAGAAATGGGTTCTGGTATAATGATGGGTGGTGGTAAAAATTTAATGGACCAGGCATTCGCAGGATTGGCCAAAGAAGGGGCAGGATATTCCGCCGCAGGTTCAAACTTAAGTTCAATACAAGGAATGATACAAGGCGGCCAAATCCAGGCCAATGATATGAGATTGGCTGACTATTATAATGCTCAATTTGAATTGGTTGAAGAATTCAAAAAACAACCTGATGTACTTGCAGAAAAATTAACAAAGGCCTTTGATAAAATATTTAAGGAAGAATCCGAAGCACAAAAAGCGGCATTAAAAAAGCAAAAACAGGATGAATTGGGTGCATTTTATAGAGAAAAAGATTCTTTACAACAAACTTTAGAATATCTGCATTTAAGACAAATGGGCCAAGAAAGAATGTTTACCAGAGAGGAGCAAGATAGAATGGCAGAATTAAATAGCAAGATATCTCAAGATATGTTTAAAATGATGAGTGATTACAATGTTGGTAATTCTCCAAAAGAACTTATAGAGGTATTAAGTGAAAGATTAAAATTTGTTACTGGTGAAATTAAAAAAGACCCAAAATTAGGAACCGGAGAATATCTTAAACCTCCTCCTGGATATGACCCTAAAGACCCATTTGGAATGAACAATATAGGAGGTAAGGGGGGCACATTTGGTAATGTGAATATGTTCGGACCAGCAGGAGGATTCGGTGCACCTGCAGGTGGCCCTGGAGGAGGTACCGGTGGTGCACCAGCAGTAAAAGTACCTAATAATTATATTGTAGATACCGCTTCAATGGTAGCTGCAATAAATTCATTTGCAGGTACAACTAATGCTAATATGGCAACAATCACTAAAAATCAAGCTACTGCATTAACTTTGTTTGATACTGGTCATCAAAATAATTTAACAAAATTAAATGATGAAATGATAAAATTAAATACTATTTCCACAAATGGTTATACGCAAATGTTAAGAAGAACAGACGTAACCAATATGTTATTAGATACATTAATTGGAGCAACTGCCGATGCCGCAGCAAAACCAATTAACATAAGTGGTAAAAGAGTTAATGATGTTATGACAAACGTAAAAAATAGAACATACGGAATAACAGGTGCATAATAACATAAATTTCTATTAAAGATATTTATACAAAAGGAATTTTATAGATGTCAACAATTAATGATTTATTTAAGAGTCAAGTAAAAGAAATTTATGGTAAATCCGAAAAACTAAGGATTGATACTAGAGGTATTATAAATGCCCCAAGAGGTGCAGCATTGTTGACATCTTCTCCAGACGCATTATCCGATTTAATAGGTAATCAAATAGGTGGTGCACTAGGTGGTTCGGCAAATAGACCAACCGATACTATATTTCGTAAACCAACTGGATTTTTTACAAAACCAATTTCTTTATTAGCACCAACTGAAGCATTATTAAAAGATGCAGTTAAAGAAGGGGATAAATATTTTGTAAAACAATCACCGGCACGTGGTTCAATCATAGCAGCATCAAAATCAAGCCCTCAAAGTTTTACAGGCGCAGCAATATCTGCAGTTAATAAATTCGGGTCTGGAAACGGATTGAAAAATTTAGTTAATTCATTAAAGAAAAATTCTGCTGCAGAAAATGAATATGGTGCAAAATTTGGAAAAACTTCATTAGATGGTAAAACGGTTATGGCTAAAGATGTAGCATTCTCAGATTATTATGAAGAACATACAATATTCAAACCAACTGGAAAACCTTTATATAATGATGAGACCAATAGATATGTTAAAACATTACAAGAAAGAAACGGAGATACTAAAAAATCTTGGGATGATGTAACAAAAGAAATTAATGAAAAGGTTTTTTTTGAAGATGATGCAAAATTAAAAGAAAGTAAAAAATCTAATAGATTTCAAAATCAAATTTGGGTAACATTCAAAAAATATGGTAACAAAGAAATAGTACCATTTGTTGGGTCAGTTTCCGGAATTAGTGAAGATATTACTCCGGAGTGGTCTAATTTTAAGTATGTGGGGTCTCCATTCAAAATTTACAGATATCAAGGAGTAGAAAGAAGTGTTAAATTTAATCTAAAATTATATTACAATACAATAACGGAAAGAGATGTAATAATAAAAAAAATAAATTATTTGAAATCATTGGCATTTCCATATGAAAAAATATCAGAAATGACATATGGTAATAATCCTTTTGAAAGTAATGGTACGGTAACTGCACGTAGTACCAGTCAAGCAGTGGAACGAACTTCACAATATGCATTTTCACCACAATTATTTTATTTTTCAGTAGGAGATGTATACACTAATGTGTTATCACTTTTAGAATCCATTTCATTTAACATAGAAGATAACGTATCTTGGCCAAATTTCCAACCAAATGGTATTAAAGCCGATAAAGACGCAGATAGTATATTATATCCATCGGTAATAGATGCATCACTTTCTATAAAAATAATAGAACAAGGTTTGCATAGTGTAGATAGTGCTACAAAAACTTATAAATACAATTTTGACGGAAATGGTACTGAGGCAATAGAATCAAAACCTGCAGAAAAAGCTGCATCAGGAAATAATTCAATACCTCAAATGAGGGGTGTTTCTCAAATGAGACAATTGGGAACATAAATAAAATTAAATGGCAAGTAGATACACATATTCAACAACTTTAACAAAAAGAGATACAAAAAAAATGTATCTAAGTAGTGTTATATATCCAAAAATAAAAGCATCAAATGATGATATGTATGTTATTTCGGATATAGGTGACCGATTAGATATTCTTGCTCTAAAATATTATGGAGACCAAAACTTATGGTGGATTATTGCAACCGCAAATAATCTAAATGAGGCCTCCTATTCAATAACACCTGGTATACAATTAAGAATACCTGCAAATGTTTCTAAAATTTTGAATGATTTAGAAAAAATAAATAAATAAGTTATGTCATTTCCATTTTTATCCCCACTAAAGACATGGATAGTAGATGTGTTGAAAGATAGAGAAACAAAATCACCCAACGTTCACACATTAAAACCATTCGTAATACTATCATCGGCAGCTGTTGTTTCAAAGGGTGGGACTCCTGAATCTATAAAAGGTATGATTGGAAGTGGTGCTATTACAGGTACATATAAGGGTTGTGTTATAGCAAATACATTAGATACATCAAAACTATATCAAACAGGAAATACAATTATTGGATATGATTTAGATGGAAAAGAAATAGTTGTAGAAGGTGAGACCAATAGAAGAGTATCCGTTCCAATAATTACAAAAGTTGATATTGATACCGATGGTGGAAATAATACATTAAAAACGGCAAAAATAGATATTAAAGTATTTACATTAAAGCAATTGGAAATGTTTGAATTGTTTTTTTTAAGACCATCTATGAATGTCGTATTAGAATATGGTTGGAATACCGATATAAGAAGTGACAAATATTTGATAGATAGTTATTTATTTGCACAAAAAAATCATAAAGATTATGTGGATAAATATCTTGAAATATATTCTCATAAAGAAGACGCATATAGAAAAGCAAAAGTAAAATATTTAGAAACGTTAAAAAAGACAAAAGGTGCATATGATTTTATGGCCGGTAAAGTTACTGGTTTTACATACTCACCGGACACAGATGGTACATATAATATAAATTTAGAAATTTCTGCAGGAAACGAATTACAATTGTGGATGCCAATAAAGCAGGCTAATGAAAAAAATTCCAATAAGGGCCAAAGTAATGACCCTGTTATTGATGAGTATGATACTTTTTTGAATAAATTATCCGCAGACTTAAATCATCCGGAATTAAAAGACACCTTCAAAGTAAAATCTGACTGGATTAATGAATTTTTTAATTGGGGAATATATAATGAAAAACAAAAAGATACAAAATATTCAAAAGAAGCATATATTTCTTTCAAATTAATATTGGCAATACTAAATAACGCTACATTATTTAAGAGAACTAAAAACCAAATTGGATATGCATTTTATGAAGATGAAGCAGGTAAATTACCAATTATCCCAATACATTCAGATGCCAATATAATATCTACTACCGATTTATTTATTTTACCTGGACAATTACCAGTAATAGAGGTTTCAGCCGTAGGTAAAAAGAATATAATAAAAGTAGCTGGTAAATTTGATGATGCAACTAAAAAATTTATAGCAACAACATTTGATGGTACAATAAATGGTAAATCTTTTAATTTGAATTTAACAAAAATTTATGATTTAGACCCTGAAAAAAAAGATGGTATTGAAGTAGTTGGTGGTAAAATTGGAAATTTATTAAATGTATTTTTTAGATATGATTCATTTGTTCAGGCATACAATCAATCATACACACAAGCTGACATTTTGAATAATTTATTACAATCTATAAACGATAATATGTTTGGATTATGTAGTTTACAATTTCAAAAAGAATCAGATGGAAATGATGGTAGTCCTTTAACTATAATAGATAAAAAATTACCAATTAAAAATCCACCAAGTGGTGAATCAAAAAATATACATAGATTCAAAATCGGTGCAGAAGCTTCGATAGTTTCAGCTTTTGAATTTAATATGGAATTGAGTACATTGATGCAAGCACAGGCACTATATTCTACACAATTAGCATTAAATAAAGCAATTAATAAAGGTGAAGGTCCTGATGCGGAACCTGTTGCAGAAAAAGATGATTTCGCATCAGCTGACTTATCATATGCACCAAATGCGGATGGATACTATTCTATTAACTCAATTGAAGTTAAACTTGTAAAAGAAGCAAACGCATGGAATACTATCATTGCTACCGAAACAAATACAACCAATACTCCTGTACCTACCGAAAAAGAAAAAACTGTACAGGAACAGATAAAAGAGTTGAAAGAAGTTTTGGAAAGTAAATATGTAAAGTTTAAGAAAACAACAAAAGAAAAGAACCCAGCTCCAAATGGTTTTATTTATTTAGATACATCTTTAATACTAAAATATGTAAAAACAAAAGTAGATAATAGCACTGCTTTAACATATTTGGATATATCATTAAAAATTGATGGTATAGCCGGAATAAGTTGTGGAGAATATTTTCATATTGATGGTGTTCCTGAAATATATAATAGAAATGGTTATTTTCAAGTTACAAA